GGAGAAGATAACCCCAGCCAAACCGGCCAGGATCGAGCGCAGCAAGACTTTGACATTGACTGAGGGGAGAACATGAACCTCTCCCCGACGCCGGCCCAGAAGCGGCTTTATGACTTCCTGGCCGGGTATTTCGAGGAGCATGGGGTTTACCCTAGTCAGCGAGAGATTTGCCGGGAGTTCGGCTGGAAATCGGTGGCCAGCTGCCACGCCATGCTCCATCGCCTGGAGCGCCGCGGCTTGATTAGGATTTACCCTTACCTATCCCGCGGCCTGGAGATTGTGAGAAAATAGATCTCACTACCTTCAGCCAGTAGTGTCTCCTTCTCCTTCACAAGGGGGAATTTCAGCCCGGCCTAGTGCCGGGTTTTTTTACTTCTTGCCTGGCTTTTTAGCGCCGGCCTCTGACATTGCAATGGCCACGGCTTGCTTGCGATCCATGACCTTGCTGCCGGAGCTGCTCTTTAGCTTGCCGGCTTTGTATTCGCGCATCACTTTCTGGACCTTCATCATTTGTTTTCCACTCATTGGCATGGTTCTTTTCCTTCCTGGTTGGGGTAAGCTAAACCCGCAGCTCGCGGAATAACGGGATTCCGGCAGCGTGGGGTTCGGTTGTTGCACACACCGCGAGCTGCTATTTCATCGCCGCGGCGCGAATGTTATCGACCATGTTCGGGTACGGGCGGCCGGCTTTCTTGGCCATAGCTTTCGCAGCTTTCTTTTGCGTGTCGCTTAGTTTCTTAGACTTGCCCAGGGACTTCGGGCGCTTCTTTTCCCAGACTGGCTTTTCCATTTCTCTCTCCTATGCTCTCAATCCTGGTGTGTAAACTGTCTTGCCATCCACCCGGCTGGCCGTGAGCTGCTGCTTCTTTAGGTCCGCCGGGTTGTAGCTCACATGAACCCAGCCAGAATCCGGTACGCCTGGCGTGTAAAACTCTAAGATGACTTGCGTGAATTGGAGATTTTCCGAGATCCACTTCGCGAGTTCCGCGTTCGGGACGCCTGGGATTTCGATGTCCGCCGCTTGGCCTTTGCAATGGTCGCTGGTTTTGCTACCGCCGACGGCTGCATTGACTTCTGGGTGACGGAATCCGGAATTGACTTTGACGCCCCGGCCGTAGTGGTCCCGAACAGGCTGCAAAACTTTCTCACAAAGTACGCGAAGATTTTCAATTTCCACCTCCCCAGGTGTGTTATCCAGGCCGTGGCGCAGCGCCGTCTCCGACTTCACCATTTCGACCAGGGAAAAATTAGTAGTTAAATTCATTTCTTTTTCTCCAGGATCTCATCGAGCTGCTGGCTCTTCTCTTTCGACCCAGCGCTTGATCCGAAGTAGTAACCCAGGACCATTGTGACGGCGCTGGTTAGCGCGCCCAAGACATAGATCAGGATGTCTTTGCTATTGGCATCGACATCAACAAAGATAATCACGGCGAAAAGAATAAAGGTTAGCCCGACTGTACCGAGCGCTAGGATCGGGGTGACGATTTTGTTTAGGGTTGGAGCTGCGGCGCTGGTCGCGATTTCGATTTCGCGCTTGCGAGCTGAATCCATTTCTTTGACATGAGCTTCAAGCTCTGCGAGCTGGCCCTTTTGCGCCATTTCCATGAGCTTTGCCTGGGCTTCGGCTTTGGCTGCCGGGTCCGGTAAAACTTTATCTAAAACTTTTTCGCCGATTGAAAGTAAAGCTGCAATTGGAAACATATCACCAGGCCCCCATCAGTTTAAGAGTGAGATAAATTATCCCGCTCAATACAAAAATCATAACCCAAACTAATCTTTCTTCACCCCTGGCCCTTTGGAATTCATGGTCCAGAAGTTTCTTTTCTTTTCGCATTTGCGCCACCAGGTTTTTTACTTCACCGACCGCGCTCTTGCCAAATTCTTTTTCGACATCTTTATACATCTGCTCTTCGGCGTCGCGAATCTTGCGCACCTCACGATACTCTGTGCTGGCGTCCACGAATACCAAATCGCCACGGCGTTCCAGCTGGAGCTGCTTTTTCTTCCAGGCTACTCTTGCCCTAGCTTCTTCGTCCAGGAAGCTATTAACTTCCTTGCCGACTTCTTTTATTTCGCGGCCTACTTTGACCGCTTCTTTTATTCCACTTAGCGCAGTACGCGCTACTTCCGCCGGGTTAGCGGGATCAGGTAGGCTTGTCACGGCTGATCCTATATCCGATGCGTTGCAGCCAGATACCAGATGTGACCAGTAAAGCTGCAATCAATCTCATAATTTTGAGACGAGCTTAATCAAAAGGTCGATGGCCCAGCCAAGCGCACCGACCAAAATAATTGTCGCGGTTAATATCCCAGCTTCAATTCTTTTTAGCCTGGCGTTACTCGCTCTAAACTGCACTTCGATCCCTTTGTATCGCTCGGCGCAGACTGCTTCGTGAGTATCCAATTGAGCTTTAACTTCTTGCGTCGTTGTCATACTCACTCATTTCCGGATGCCGCGTCCCAGGTCTGGTTCGCTTCATTCCATTTGTATTTATTGCCGTCGGTTGGATACGGAACCGGAGAATTCCATAGACATGACTGCTCATCGAGAATCCAGGATGCGTATGGTTTCTGCGGAATAAATGCGTCGCGCTGCGCGTCGTATGAATAACCGATGCCGGCGTAATTCTTACGCAGCGCTTTGCTCTGGTCAGCTGATGGCTGGCCGGTTGCCGGATCGTAGTGGACCCCGCCGCGTGTGTTGTAGCTGGTTTGAATCCAAGTGCCAGGCGAAGTGTCCACGAATGTCTGAAAGAATTCTTGCTCCGCGACAATCACTTGCTCGACGATGCCGTTGTTTACTTTTGCGAAATGCCCCATGTTTTGCTCCTTATGCCGTGTATGTTCCAGATGAAGTAAATGTGTGAATGGTATATCCACCGCTGCTGGTTACTGTGCCGCCGGTTCCTCGCTGCGATCCTGAGTAACGGATGATTACGATGCCGGAGCCACCAGCGCCAGCAGCGCCAGCATTTGATGTTCCGCCACCAGCGCCACCACCACCTGAACCAGTATTGGCGTTAGCATCTCCACCAGCCCCGCCATTTGTTCCGCCAGTACCACCGGCTCCAGCACCACCAGATCCAGCAGTGCCAATAGATCCACTACTATAAGCAGAACCTCCGCCGCCTCCGGCTCTAGTTGTTGCGCTTCCATTTATGGATGATGAAACACCATTTCCACCAGCGCCACCATTTTGCCCAGAACCGTTTGATCCGGCTGCGCCAGCACCGCCGCCACCACCGCCGCCTTGTGCCGGGCCAGATGCGTTACCACCAGCATATCCTTGGTTAGAAGTTCCAGCGCCGCCACTTAGCCCGTAAGATCCTCCACCGCCTGAGCCGCCACTAGCTCCTGCAAAAGATCCAAATGCGCCTCCGCCGCCACCTCCGGTAGATGTAATAGAACCAAAAACAGAATTACTACCAGCATTTCCTTGCCCACCACTACCAGCGGATCTACCAGCGCCACCAGCGCCAATTGTTACTGTATATGCGGTTCCTTCTGAAACACTTAAAACAGATTCAGCAGATCCTCCACCGCCAGAAGATTCACCAGAAACAGATGACCTATACCCCCCAGCACCACCGCCTCCAGCAGATGAGTTGCCATTATTTAATCCGCCACCTCCAGCGCCGCCAGCAATTACAAGATATTCAACAGAATATGCTTGCGCCTGAGTAGTCACATCTCTCCATTTAGTTCCTTCATAAAATTCATATTTGCTGGTGTCTGTGTTGTATCTCACCATCCCAGTACCAGGCGAACCAGGCCGCTGCGCCGTGGTCCCAGCTGGCAGATCGAAATAGCTTGTCGCGCTATTCGTCTGTCCGCTCACCGATGTCGGCGTGACCGATACATTGTCCAGCGACGCAGCTCCAATATCACCCGTGGATTCGACTACTACTTTTGATAGGTTTCGTGCTTTACTCATATTGATTCCTTATGCCGTGTATGTGCCGGAGCTGGTAAAGGTGTGGATGGTATAGCCGCCGGATGATGTGACTGTGCCGCCGGTTCCTTTTTGTGTTCCTAAGTAACGGATGATGACAACACCAGAGCCGCCGCTTCCACCATTTGACCCAGAGCCCCCCCCGCCACCGCCAGTATTGGCCGTTCCAGACCCACCAGTATTTGCTCCAGAAACACCATTACCTCCGCCGCCAGTACCACCCACTTGAGCGCCAAGATCCCCTTTAGCGCCTCCGCCGCCAGCGCGATAAGTGGCGGTTCCGTTAATGCTTGATTGAACACCAATACCACCAACGGCTCCTTGTTGCGAAGTGGCCGTAGCGGGAGTAGCCCCAGCACCACCGCCAGCACCACCGGAGTTTCCTGAGAAACCAGCACCTCCAGCGTATCCCTGTCCGGTAGTTCCAGCGCCGGGACTTCCGGTTGATGAACCACCACCTCCGGAACCGCCTGAACCGCCAGCAAATTCACTATTAAAACTACCGCCACCCCTTCCGCCGCCTGTTGATGTAATAGATCCAAATACAGAGTTAGAACCTTGTGCTGAACTTGCAGAACCATTAAGCATTCCAGCACCGCCGGCCCCAATAGTTACCGTATATGCGGTTCCATAATTAACGGTCAAAGCAGATTCGGCAGATGCCCCGCCACCCGATGATTCACCGGTTACAGAACACCGATAACCACCAGCACCACCACCTGAACCATCACCATAGCCTCCTCCGCCGCCGCCAGCAATTACAAGGTATTGAACAGAATAGTTTTGCAGCGGCCAGTCGCCGCCGCGTAACGCGTTACGGACTTCGTTGAGTTTCCAAATCCCGTCCGCAGCTGATGTGCTTGGATGTGGCATTACGAAATCTCCTCATAAGACACGACAATCTCCAGGTCGCTTGCAGCTGAAGCCAGGGCCGTAATCTTGTCACCCTCTTCCAGGTAGATTGCTTTGCTTAAAACATCGAGCGTCGCGTCAGCTGGTACGGTGATCGTGTGAGCCAGCTTGTAGGATGTTGTGTTGTCAGCGTTATAAAACGCCACCGTCACATCGGCATTATTCGTGCCGTCCACATTGGCCACATAAATTGCATTGATCTTGAACACCTTGCCGCTGGCTGCGGTATTCGTAACGATGTCAGCGCTACTGGTAGTGAGAGCTGCCCCGACTGTCTTGCCGGTGATGGTTGATACATTGACGATATTTGGTGCTGCCATGATTTATCCTCCAAAAACGATGGCCATTGCGATGGCCTTGCCGGTTGATGCCGCACCAATGTTGGTCCTGGCGTTTGATTGCTGGGTACTATTTAATCCCTGGGATGCCGTGTCGTATCGCACAAATCGACCGTCGGCTGCCGTCTTAGTATAGTGATCGGCCAGGGCGAAAGTGCCGTAGGCTACGATGTTTAACTCATCATCGAGCGCCGCAGCTGATCCCAGGACAATCGATGTTCCATTGCTTGCGGTGTAGTCCGACGAATCCAGGCGCACACCATTGAGATAGACATCAATATATCCGGCGTCATACGCCAGGCTATTTGCATTACTATCTGCGCCGCTGAATGTTGTCTGCCCGGATGTTGCAATATAACGGAACCGGCCAGTCGTACCATTTACAGTTGATCCAACGGACTGCCAAAGCGATCCGTTATAAACCTTCATCTGGTCGATGGTTGTATTGAAATACAAGTCTCCATCCTGGAGCGCGGTTGTGTCATTACGCGTAGATGGGTCGCTTGCTTTCGGTCCGAGATAAGTGTCAGCGTAGTTTGTAATGTCGGTCACATTCGTCGCGACGGTAGTGACATCAGCTGAGATACCAGCCACGGTTGTCACATTGCCAGATATACCAGCGACGGTTGTAATGTTTGCCGAATTGCCGGCCACGGTTGTCACATTGGCTGATATACCAGCGACGGTTGTTACATTAGCTGATATTCCTCCGACGGTATTTACATTCGCAATGTTAGTTGCGACGGTATTTATATTCGCCGAGTTTGTGGCCACCGATGTCACATTGGCCGAGATGCCAGCAACAGTTGTCACATTGCCAGATATACCAGCGACTGTCGTTACATTCGCGGCGATATTTTCTACGGCCTGAACATCAGCTGAGATTCCAGCGACGGTTGTAATGTCAGCTGCAATTGGACCCAAAGTATTGACATTGGCGATATTGTTTCCGACCAAATCAATGTTGGTAATGTTATTTGCGCAAACCTCGATTTCCGACACGGCTTCGTTTAGGTCATTCGCCGTGGTGATAATTTTATTGATGTCTGTCGCACAAGTATTGACCGACGCAATGTTTGTGGCCACCGTAGTTACATTGGCGTTATTGCCAGCTACCGCGGTCACATCACTAGATATTCCAGCGACGGTAGTGACATTGCCTGAGATACCAGCGACGGTGGTTACATTGGCCGAGACACCAGCGACGGTTGTGACATTAGCTGCAATGCCGGCAACGGTTGTAATGTTTCCAGAGATTCCGCTTACTGTGTTGATGTTGGTCTGGTCCGATGTTGTCGGAGTGGTTCGACGCCAGGTGGTATTGCCCAGGTCGTAAACCTTCATCACATTATTTGTCGTGTCGAAATAAAGCGCCCCGTCGATCAGAGCATTTCCGTCGTTATCGAGTGTTGGGTCGCTTGCTTTCGATCCCAGGTAACGGTCATCGAATTGATCGTAGCTTGCAGCTGCGTTTGATGCGCTAGTGGATGCAGAGCTGGCAGAGCTGGCCGCGTTGCTGGCGCTGGTTGATGCGTTACTTGCGCTAGTCGATGCGCTCGATGCCGAGCTGGCTGCGTTGCTGGCGCTGGTCGATGCGTTACTTGCGCTAGTCGAAGCAGCTGAAGCGCTGGCCGCAGCTGCGGAAGCGCTGGCAGCAGCTGAAGCTGCGTCCACCACCAGATCAAATTTTGCGTAATCGGCATTGCTGGTTAAAGGCGTTGTGCCGCTAGAAGTGTGAGCCGTGTTTACTCGGTACACATTGGAATTGCTTCCATCTTTTACCAGGTCGCGAACCGTGTAAGCAGTACCGGCTGCCCAGTTGCCACGCCAGTTTCCAATATCCTCGCCCACCACCGGGTTGCCGCTGGAATCAAAAGCTAGGGTTTTCCCGGCCCGTGATGTCTGAGATGGTAGGACCATATTGATCGACGCGGGATCGGTAACCGGGGCGATGATTGCCCGGCCAAGGGCTTCCGCGTTTTGCTGGGCGAAGATCACATTCTGATCCAGGTCCAGGTTTAGCGACACGGCGGTTAAATCACCACCGGTCACAAAGTCTGTGGATCGCTGGATGTCGCGAGCGCCAACAATTGTCACCCTGGCGGAAGCCGACGGGGCGGAAGTAAAGGTTATTGATCCGGTTCCGTTTGCGTTAATTGAAACGGTGTAATCCGTGGTCAGGGTTTTAAGGGTGTCATTCAGATAGACATCAATATCTGTCTGAGCCAGCACCTCAAATGTAAAGGCGTAAGGACCCGCACCGGCCGACGCGGTGTAAACGACACGACGCACTACGGGTGAGATTGGAAAATTTGACATTATTTTGCCCCTACGAATTTATAAACTATTATTGAAGAATTTGCCATCATTTTCTCCTTGGCGGTGGCTCCGCCATAATTGCCTCAAAATCCGGAGCGCGGTCCGGGGTTGTGTCACCAGGTTCCCACCAATAGCGTTGTCCGGTTTCTCGTCTGTAACGCGCTTCGAGTTCTCGCATTCGCTGGCGAGCGTCCGGATCACCCCATATTTGCAAGCGATCAAGAATCAATCGCTCTAGCCCTAGTCTTAAATACCAGATCGATGAACCAGGAGTGTACCTTCCGGTATAGCTAATCAGCTCCCGGACAAAATGCGTATCTTTTCCGGTGGCCAGCTCCTGGAGATTGCCAATAGTTAGGCGGCGCGTATCGTCCAGGAATCCCACTACGGGTCCAGCCACGGTTTGTTCTAAGCCACCACCAAATCGATTGACATCGTTAAATAGGAAATCACCTAAGATTCCCAGGCCGCCGCCCTGGAGCATTGCAGCTCCCCAGAATTCCGGGGTTTGCATAGTTCTGGGATCGCGCCCTTTGGTAATCTCTTTCAGCTGCATTGCAAGTGCGCCGAATAATGTGGTCGATATAATCAGGTCCGCAAAATATAATCCGCGCTTTTGAATACTTTCTTGGTTTACTGCGCGCATGACATGAGTATTCAGAAGCGTTACCGGGAAATTTTTATACATAGCAAATGACCGGGATAATTCACCGATCAAAGTACCTGGGCGCGATTCACCGACCAACATCACGCGGCCCCGGACCGAGCTGCTGGGGACGGCAAATTCCGTCTCGGTCTGAATCATCTCTAGGAATTTCGTAGCAAGACGGTCGGCCTGGCCAGCTGGTAGTCCTTCCATCAAGCTGATCTCTTCAGGCCGTAGGAAGCGGCTGCCTTCATACTCATAGAGCTGCGCGCCACGAAGTCGATCCCAGTTGCCCTCTCCGAAGCCATAGCGGTTCAGGGTTTCCTGGAGCGGCTTATCCAGGTCCTTAAACTTCTTGCCGATGTTGTCTGCCACATACCCCATAAACTCCATGCCGAACGCCCAACGGCCAGCCTGGGTCCAGGGTGATAGTCCGGTAATCCGCATCACCGTATCGCTTACGCGCTGGGTAATTTCAGGACCGGTGACATCACCGACAAATCGAGCTTGCGCCGCAGCCAAGCTGGTCCAGCTCTCAGCGATTAGGCCCAGGCGAGACGCCAGGCGTCCGCGCTCATCGACGCCGACCGGCATAATGTTTTTAATGATTCGCTTGACCACATCAGCTGCGGGTATTCCCGAAGTCTGAGCTGCGATCCGCTGAAAGTTCACATCGGTTATAGCTGACACGGCAGCTGCTCCGAGCTGCGCCGCCTGGAGAATCTGCCTGGTTCCGGCAAAGGTCCTGGCCACTACGCCATCGACCGGGGACATGGTGGACCCATTAAGGATCGCGTACATTGAATCGAACATCCCCAGCTGGCTGCGAGCTTTATCCAGGAACCGCCCTTCCGGATTATTTGCTTCACGAATGTTGGCGTCTTTCAGCACCGTCTGGTGGATAAACCGAACCGTCGCATTAGGATTAGGCCCTAGTATTTCCATCATGGAAATGTCCCTGGCCATTCCTTCCAGGTGATTGACCATGATTGCAAACGGTTCCGGATTGCCAAATCGTTCCTGGTACTCAAGCCAGGAATCGGCATTTTTGAATGACAAGAATCGGTGATCCTGGCGGCGTCCAGCTAGTGACCGGCCACCACCAGCTCCAGATGGTTTGACCTTGTTCCAGCCTTCCGTCGCAATTGTGTCGAATACCTGGTCGAGTACGAATTCGAGCTGGTCGCGGGTAAACGGCAGTCCGGTTTTCTCGTCCACCATCTTTTCCGGCGCAAGCCTGTCGCGAATAAAATTCTTCCATTCGTCCCGGCCGGCTTTGCGTACCTGGAGCGAATCGTGAGCTTGTGGCATTCCCCAGTCTTTGCGCTTTGGAATCGATCCGCCGGCCTGGTTAAACCTGGTCCTGGCGTAATCAGCTGCGGTGGACCAGGATTGCGCCAGCTCTTTAGCTACTGCGCTGCCGGTGTCCTCGCCGAATACTTCACGCACCAGGTCTTTTGCGGTGGCCTTATTGCCCAGCGCTCCTGTTGCGCCGCGGCGTCTAAAGGTGGCCAGCACATCATCCATCTTGGAATAGATTTGTCCCAGGACGGCTTTGCGCCTGGCTTCCACATTCGAGTATTTAGCAAACTCGTCTCGGTCTAGTAACGCCTGGGCTGCTTTGCCCAGGTCTTGGCCATTAGCGTAGCGCTGGAGATTAAAACTAATCTCTTGCCAGTTTCTTACCTGGAGAAGTTTGACCCGGCGGCGCTCAATGGCCTCGGCTTTTAATGCGTCAAATGTTGCCCGGCCGGCCTGGATCTCTGCTTCAGCTGGAGAGAGCTTGGCCCGGTATTCGGCTTCCAGCTCATCAAATAATCCGCGAGCTTGTCCGGCTTGCTCTTTTGTGAGCTTGCCTTCTTTTTCGCCGTTGATAATACATTCGCGGAAGCTCATTTAACGCACCCCACCAGGCGATCCAACATTGTGTCATCTTGCTTAAACTCTTCCATCATCTGGCGAACGGTCATGGTTTCCGCAACGCGCTCACCAGTAGCTGCATCGATGCGCTCACCCACCGGAATCTCCAAATCCATTAAGACTGGATCTCCTTCGATTTCGCCAAATTCGCGGCCCGTCGCTGTTTCCGGCGCTGAATGTATCTGTCCAGGGCCTTCGATTCCGCCGCGTCGTAGTCGTAAGCTGACCCCTTCCAGTAGCTGGCCGGATTCGTCTGTGACGGGGATGGGAGCGCCCCTTGCGCCTGAGTTGTCGATCGTCGCGTAGCCATCTAATCCACCTTTCTGTTTTAATGCTTCGTATGTCCGCGTCGGAGAATCACCTATGCCGCGGAAATAATCCGGGTTTACTAGGCGTCCGGTTTCAATAAAGCGGCCGATCATGCGGACATAAGCAGTATCGGTCGGGACCGTCATGTTAATTACACCGACGCGGTATCCGTCCTCTTTCAAGTCGCTAATTAAGCGCTCGATTGAATCAAGGTTTTTACCAACCTTCGGCAAAACAAGATTGTCACCATTATCAATTGCTCGCTCCAGGACCATGTTGATAATATCCTGGGCCTCTTCGTGTACGGCATGAGCGCCGACACCATCACCGTATTCTGGCAGCGTCTTTTTGGCTTCATCGCCATCAATGATTGCTGCGCCGCGAGCTTGTGCAATGCGATCAGCAATTGTGGATTTTCCAGCAGCTGGTGGCCCCAGGATGATTGTTGCCTGGCGGTCCTGTAATACATTGCCTTCGCGGTAGGGTACGCGATCATCCGACCACGCCAGGCGCTTTGCCTGTTCGTAAAGTCTGGATACTGCTTCATCATACCCTTTAATTGATTGGCCATCGAATACAAATTCGCGGTCCCGCATCCAGTTCTCGGACAAATACCCTGGCGATAAATGCGTCTCAGGGATCGTTCTTGCCCTCTCTATGGCGCTGATTACTGCCGGGTGTGCCTCTATCTCCTGGGTCGTAGCGCCCCGGTCTAGGACCGATTTAAGGTCTTGGCGCTGCACCTGATCCGGGTTCATTCCTTCCCGTGGCGCTTCAGCTGGTAGCTTGCTGCGCAAATCATCTTCGAGCTGCTCGGCCTGGCGGGTCGCACCTTGTGACCCAGGCCCGGCATCGAATAGGTTTAGCTCGTCTGCGCCTGGCTCTGCGCTGCGATTGACTTGCGCCGCAGCTGCGAAATCGCCGCGATCTCCGCCATTTGGAATCCTTTCGTAAGTGCCGTCCTCAATCGCTCTTCGGACGCTTTCGGTAAAGTCGCGGATAACAGTTTCGGTTTTGCTTCCGCCGCTTGCTTTCCACTCCTGGGCCGCCCTGGTGAGAGCGTCAGAGATTGGCCCTCGGACATTGGCGTTAGCTTGGATGATTGCAATGGCTTTGCCATAAATTTCCTCCTTTTCCTGGTTTGAGAGTTTGGCCAATGTATTGCCAGCCTCTTCGATTTCTTCGGCATTGCGAACCAGGGTCGCAAACAGATCCCGGTCCTTACGCATTTCTTTGATTGCTTTATCCAGGATTTTTGCGCGCTCCAGGAATAAGCTTTCGGCCAGCACCTCATCGCCAAATAATCCACCCTGGTCATCGACGCGCTGAACGAATCCAGCTTCACGCGCCTGGCGAACAATCTGCTCTGCCTGGACCATGTTAGCTGGCTCCAGGCGGCGCAATAGATTTAATGTGGCCAGCTGCTGCGCTTCGTCCGTAATGTAGCGCCCGACTAGGGAACCAAAGTTCGGCGGGACTACATCATTGACCACGGCCATAAATGCTTTGTTCGTTAGCCTGGATAGATCCTGGGCCTGGCGTACAAATACGGACCTGGGCGGTAGCGTGTTAATCAGCTCCGGCGCATCGCGCAATATCTTGGCTGCGTCGATTAGGGTTCCGGTTCCTTCGGCAAGGTTTTTACCAGCTGCCATAGCGCGAGCTTCAGCTGGAGAAAACCCATCAGCTTCACGAATTTTGAATGCGTAGAGCTGAATGTCTTGCGCCGGATCAGATTCCTGTAAGCGCTTGGCCAATGCCAGGCGCTGGTGGCCATCAGCAATAAATGTCCGGCCATCGGCAAATTCATACACGATTGCCGTGTTAGCTTTTACCGGGTCCCATTTTGTTACATCTTGCAATCGCTCGGTCACGCCCATGACATCGCCGCCAGCCTTAAACTGGAAAAGCTCGGCATCGACCATGAGCTGATTCGGCTTGTAAGCAAATATCTGGCCGTTAAGATTGTCGTGAAAATGAATGTCCCGGATTGCATCAATAGCTGAAGCTGGTGGGTTTGGAACCACTTTTGTCGCAGCTCCTTCAGCGACTGCGGTATAGCTTTGTGTCAGCCTGGCGTTATGCTCCAGGTCACCGGCATCATCTTTCAGCACATTGCCCTGGCTAGAGATGTTGTCAATTTCGTCCATCTCTTTTAGCAGCTTGACATCCGGATCTAGCTCGTAGGGCCGGCCTTCCATTCTGGCCCTGGCTTTTCCTAAAGCTTCAATGCCATCCGCAATTTGGCGGCGCGTGAATTGTAGAGCTGGTTTTGCTCCCATAATGCCGGCGGTGATCGCGCTTGCGCCGATACCAGCGACTGCGACATTCGTAAAGAATGTCTTGTAGTCATACGGAAGCCCTAGCGTTTTATACCAATCAGAGACTTCAACCTGGGTAATAGCTTCAATTCCCATGTTAAGCACACCTTGGCGCAAAGATTCCTTAAGAATTCCATAGTTCTTCCCCCTGGTGAAATAAATATCTGCGGCGGTGATTGCTATGTTCGGCGCATCAGTAAGCATTGCAGCTGCTGATCCACCAAACTCACCGAGCCATCCGCCTAAAGTTTGGCGGCCGGCCACATCAGCTGAGACATCAAGCGATTTAATCGCGTTTTTCTTAGCTCTTTCAAATATCGTTTCCGAAGATTCATTGACCAAATCCGGAAACATATCCTGGCGGTCGCGAATATATTTGAAAATCTCTTCGCTTACCCGGTCGTATTGTTTCTGTCCAAAACCCTGAGTGTCTGAAGCGCCCAGGTAGTTTGCTGGGTTTATAAATTGCTTGCCGGTCTTTTCTTTAACCTGGCGAATAATTGGGTCCCATTGCTCCTTTAGAACAATTCCGCGGGAATCGGTCCTGGATGTTTTGAGCTGCGATTCATAGGCAGCACTAAAGTTTTCGACAAAGCCAGTATCCTCACCGCCACCGGCCGGCTTGAACGGTAGGGCGGTTAGATTAGGTTCGTCAAATACGAAGCTCATCTGGTATCCCTTGATTTAACGCGGTCGGCCAGGATTCGGAAGTCCACCACCAGGGGAGACTTGTCCTTATAGGTAAATGCCAATGGGCTAGATTTTCCGCGATAGTCCTCAAAATAAAGGACGGCTCGATTGTCATCGATAAATGCTGGGTAACCTTTTCTTAACCGATCAATCGTAAACTGACGGCCTTTATCATCTTCCGGGTTTCCACCAGCAGCTGCTACAAAATCATCATAGGTAGCGCGATTGATAATTCTGCTGAAATCGTTTTGCGGAATGTTATTAGGAATCGGTGTACGAATTCCGCGATATTCAATGATGCCGCCATATAGCTTTCCGTCTTTTCCTTTGATTGCTCCAGCAGCTTCCTGGAATGCTGCCTGGTACATATCACTATCAAATACCGTTGCGCCTGAAGTTATAGAGCGCTGCGTGTAAATTGCATCAGCTACTTTAAGAATTGCAGCTCTGGTGTTAGGGGCGAATGCGTAAGCGCCGCCAAGTTGATCTGCAATCTGATTGCGTTTAGTAGCTGCATCGCCGGTCCCTTCAAATACTTTATTGCCAGCCTGGAGCAGCTTCATACCATTTAAGGCGTCGGTCAATGTCACCGGGTTTGCGCCGCTGATTTTTAGCCCTCCAATATGGGCCAGCTCTGGCGAGAATTTTGAAACCTCGGACATAGCATTGCCAGCTTCTTTTCCGAACGCGGACACAAATACATCTAAAAATCCAATCTGCTGCGGAACGCTACCGCTTACAAATATATTGCTCACGGCAGATGCTTCATCATTTGATAAAAATTTTGGCTTAATAGAGTGAACCGCCGCAAAAGATTTTGATTGAGTGATTCGCTCTCTGATCTGAGAAGTTACTTCTTCAGCTGATCCGCCAAAATTAAGTGTCTTGACTGGCGCATATCCAGTCCGGTTCATGCGAGAAACCGGATCTTTTTCCAGGTCTGAGCTGAGAGAAGTTAAAGACTTCCTGGCCACATCGATAAGCATTGCCTGTTCTAGCGTCGCGCCCTTGGCGGTTTGCTGCTCGGCATTGCGAATCCAATCTCCGAGCTGGACGCTACTCATCTTGCTAAATGCTATTGATTGGTCGCGCAGAACGCCAAGATAGTTTGCCTGGCGAGCTACATCGTCATTGGCCGGAAGGCCAAGTGCGCGTGTGCGTCGCTGAAGGTCGCTCACTACACCGGCATCAGGTATCGATCCCAGGGAGAAAATGCGCAGCGTCTCGCTAATATCGCCTTTTAGCTCGCTTCTAAGCGCTCGGCCTTCAGCTGCCCTGGCGCGCAGATCAGCTTCAAATTCATTGGTTAGGGCATTGAGACGGCCAGGATCGATTCCGCGGGTAAGGCGGTCGGTTTTGATTGGCTTTCCCTCTGCGTCAAACAAATCACCGACCGGGCCTTTTGCCAGGTCGGCGCTCATTGCTTTTAGAAATGCAGCTTTGTCTGGGGCCTTTTCGTAATCCTTGCGCAGCCTTGCTATGTGGTAGTTCTCCAGGGTTTGGGTGACAACCTTTTCCCTGGCTATGGGATCTGTTTCAACCGTTTGCGCATAGGTGCGCAGCGCTCCAAGCTCAGTAAACAATACCCCTTCGGCGTTGGCCATGCCACTAATGGCCAGGCGCACAATGTCATCGGATCGCTGGGCTATGCCGGCAATACCCCTGGCTTGTGTTTCTTTCGCGACGCGTGTGTTGTAGGTTTCAGAAATCTCTAGGAATGCCGTGTCTTTTACACGGTCCAATCCAGCTGCGATCCGTCCGCGGAGCTTCGGATCTAGCAGCCCGGTTAGGGATTCCAGGCCATCACGGACATCTGCGGTTTCCGCCAGGAAGTTGATTGGGTCTGCATTCGGGTCGTTTTTGTAGCGCGATACTTTGTCAGCAATCAGCTTGCGGCCCTGGTTTTCCAGCTCCAAGGCAAGCAGCTCATTAGCCTGGTCGTAGGCGGCGCGGTCATATATGGTTAGCGGTTTCTTGCCACCGGCTTGCTGCAATACACCTTTTGCCTGTTCAACATCGGTCACCGACGCCCGGCCTTCCGTCTCAGCCTGTTCAGCTCCAATCTTTGTGGCGAAATCCACTACACGATCGATAACCTTTTGCTGGGCAGCCTGGACATTGCGTGTCTCACGCATTAAAGGCGAGAAGTCAGCTGCCCTATAAGGGTCAATCTGGACGCCTCGTTGCTTAAATACTGGAAGTCTTTCTGCCATGATTAGCTCGTTTTAGGAAGCATTGAGAATTTACTTCCAGGACCTCCGGCCATGCTATACGACAGACCAGCTCCGCCGACTGTACCTATTGCCTGGTATAAGCCAGCTTGTTTTGCAGCTGCTCCAGAAGCTCGGTAGATATTCGCCTGGAACCCAGCCGACGCAGATGCAAGCTTGGCGTTTTCCTGGGATATATCGAATTCGGTGTAGCCCTCGCGCAGCGCGTAGGTTTGTAAGCTACCGGCAGATCCGCTCATGGGATCAATAGACCCAGCTGCGCCGCGAGCATTGATGGTCGAAATGGTGCGCTGGATCGATGTTAGGGTTTTCAATCCTTCCTGGCGAGCGCGAATAGCCTCGGTCCGGCCCTGGATTTCTACTTGTTGAGCTTGTGCCTGGTATAGCTTTTCCTGGGTTCTACCAGCCTGGTATTGACCATAAGCTCCGATGACTGCTGCTGCGACGGCTAATTCCATGATTATTGTCCTATCGAAACCTTGTATTCAAGATTCAGTAAGTTTAATTTCAATGGGATCGGCTGCGTTACAGTTATCGCTCCCTCATCGTTAAAACCTAAAAGTGGTCCAACGCGCTTAACGCCAGTATATTCCTCGATAGCTTGATCGAGAACACTTACGCCAAATTGACGAAACTCAATCTGATTATCGTTAATTGTCATTGATTGCGTTTTATACAAATCGGCATTTATTTCAATAATGCGTTTTTTGAATCCACGAATAGTGCCGCTGGCCAGCTTTGCCTCGACCGGCATGGTTTTAATTTCAATGTTGTAGTTCAGACCTACTTGCCAGGAGCTGGCAGCTGCGGTCGCAAATGTCACGGTTCCGCCGCCTGGAACGGTTTGGTCGGGTTCCAAAACACCATCACGAATAATCTTGACTGATTTAGCGACCAGGTGAGACATCGATGCGCTTGCAGCTCCAGAAGTTGCAAACTTCGCAGAATCTAAACTAAGGTCACGGTTAAATGCTTCGACATAGAATGCAGCTGATCCGTTAATGACGCGGCGCACCACAACATAAGTGGTATCAACATCCACGGCCACGGCCTTAAACAATCCGTCGGTAGTCAGCTCGGATGGCGCAATCACACTTTGTGAGCGCAGCAAAGCGATATTTAGAATCGTCCCGTCATCGCCATTGACCACGAAAAGCCGGTCGGTATCGTCGGTCGATGTTGCGCGTTTGAGTGCCATGTCCACCGGATTCTTGACCAGGTGGCCACATAGCAGCGTCACATTGTTCGCGACATAGGTGGCTTCCGTGTCGGTAAATAGCAGCTCATTGATGCTCTTGCCCTGGCGCTGCAAAAATAGGGTTCCTGAATCCAGGCCAATTACCGGGAAGTTGTTTTTTGAGCCGATCCTGGTGCTAGTGCGGATGATAAAGTTTGACGGCGTAATCGGTTCAAGTGTCGCCTGGGGTACATAGAATTCACCGCCAATGCTAAAAATCTGAAGGTCCCGGCCAGAGTAAATATCCGTAATCGTATTGAGTTGCGATGTATCGATGGTCGCTTCAAGCGCCTCATCATCCAATCCCTCCGCGTATTCAAAATTAAAGAAATCATTGACACGCGAACCCCATACCGTGGTCGGTCTATTCTTTGATCCACCAAAATATAAACGGCCTTCATGGAATGTGACGGATCGTGGCCAACCTTTTGTGGATGACCAGGTAGCTTCATATCCGCTTTCCTTGCTCCAATTTCCCTGGGCGATATTGCTAGTATCAAAAAACGGTATTTCCGTAATCGCTTTGACGCTATTGTTACTAATCCATTGAACAATCTTTGCCCGGCCTTGTGGCTCCGCATTGATATATTGGCCAACATCACCAGCTACAAAATACGAATTCTGAGAAGTCAGCGTCACATTTCCGCTAGTGGCTGATGGTGTAAGGTGGCCAACGGCCGGAGTTGTTTCGGTTAAAGTAAATGCGTACTGTGGGATATTGTCGAAAGTAATGTTCGATACAGTCCAGCTGGCGTCATTTGCGCCGCGGACAAATTTAACCGGCTGCATATCCTCCTGAACGAAAATAATCGTGTCAGCTGATTGTGCGAATTTAAGACCTGGAATAATCGCAGCGGTGAATGCAGCTACCGCAAGATAATTATTGCCGGTGGCATTTATATTTGTGACCAGAGCTTTATTCTTAAAAATATAAACTCGTCCAGGAACCACGGCGAACATATAAGAATCCGTGACATTAAACTGGAACGGAATCAACCGGACCGCCTGGGCTGCCAGGCCGGCATCCAGGGTCGAGATATATTGCAGCCCTTCACGGCGTCGCGCTCCGCCCTGGGGCTGGATCACGACATTCGTTGCTTTTTGAAGTCCGTTGTAATACTGATTTAAGTCAATCCGGCCACGCAATAGTGGGTCAATCTCACCGACCACAAAATTCGTTTGGATGAGAACGACGCGGCTCATTACAGTAATCTAACGCTAATCAACGGGAATGCGTCGCGGTCATCGAGCGAAATCGACGGACGGCTCTGCGAATCAATGGACATACATTGGCGGAAGTATCCGCCGCGCATATTCTCTTCTGGCAGTCCAAAAGCCAGGCGCTGATAGTATTCTGCTTTTGTGATCTGGTCGGTCACCGTCTCGGCAAAATTAGCAGCCAAGACATACTTCATCAGGTTCACGAAAAATGACGGCATTTCGCTCTCAGGTGTCCGATACTGATAATCGATCCAGGCTTCCTCGATGTTTGTTAGCAGCTTGTCTTGCTGCACATCAAATTCAACGGTGGACGAAACCCCGACATTCTCATCCGGGAATACGGCTCGAATACCGGCCAGGCGATCACCCGGCAGCTGATAAAGATATTTCCAGCCAAATGCTGGCGTATCGACCAGGCGAGCTATTTGCGTTTTCTTTAAGGTAAAGGTCCAGGGGTGCATACATAGCACCATGTCCCTAATATCGTCGTACAGTCGATCGCAAATCTGAGCTGCGTCGCTTGTCTCCGAAAAAGATGTTAGGGGTTTTGCGCCGAGATAAATGAGCGCATCAGAACAAATTGATAGCTTGGTATCTCCAGCAGCCATATAAAACCCTCAATAATAAAAACCCAGGCGAGCTTGCGCCCACCTGGGTTGTTCCGATTTTTAGTCGGCGTCTGCTACGGTGATAGCCTGACCGTCTGACACATCCACAACGCCAGAAGCATTGCTTAGAACAATCACCATGTTAGCGGTGGGTGTTGCGGTGTCAAAACAGTAAATCAAATCACCAACGGTCACTAAGTCAGAAACCGAGTTGAAATAACCCGAAGTATTGACATCAGCGATTGCGTCAGCAGATTTATAACCCCACATTACAGGCGCATTTCCACGCTTGGAAACATTGCCAATGGGACCAAAGTTGTCGCGATTAAATGCCATGATCTACTCTCCTTTACTCTGTGCAAGTGATCTTGACGATTCCTTCGGAATCAATCGCTACTGAGCCGGCGCTGAACATCGACGCGACCAGGAACGAAGTTTTCTCAGGAATGTAATCAACACGGCTGGTTTGATTCAAACCAATTGCCATGCCAACGGAATCGCGGTGGAACGCGTACACAGTACGGTCACCAGATGAAAGCGGCAAGCCACCTTCGTCGCGATCGCCAAGGGTAATAAACTTGAAGCCAAGGAAGGTATCCAGCTCGCCGTTTACCAAAGCTTTGACCGTGTTGAAGTCTTGGCTGGTAACGGAAGTCAGACCTAGAAGGGCAGACAAGTTGTTTGCATGAATAACGATCGTGCGGCCTTCCATCGGTACATTCTTGCCGTCCAAGTACTTCTTGGCGGCGCGGAGTTTTCCGACATTCAGGTTTGAGTTAGCACCGGTCGAACCGTCATCAGCAATAGTTTTCGCAACAGTACCGGTGGACGAAGCTGCGGCCAGGGCGTCTAAAACAACCTGGTCCATGCGACGGCCAATAGCGCCGGAAACTACTTGCACCAGCTCCTGGCGCTCATTAAAGTTTACGCGCTGCTGGTGGAAAATGTCCGAATACTCAGCTGCAATGTAGTCGGTCATTGTTGCGGTAACCTGGGAATAGGTCACATTCAAAGGTGTCACATCAGTCTGCGGAATGCGGACCGAGGCAGTACCTTTACCAATTTTTGGAAACTTAACAGTCGAACCTTCGACATTAGTACGCTCGCGACATACGCCAGCCAGGGCGCGCTGCGCCTGATAGGCTTGCTTAACTTCGCTATCGAATAATGTTACGAAGGCGTTAGAGATAGAAATAGCCATCTCGAATTCCTTTCATCAAAGTTAAAAGATAAAATCAAAAAACACTCTTTTGCTTTGCGATTATCCGAAGGCGGGTCGCTACGCGTAGCAACGGGCCAGATGGTTATCCGTTTGATCGATTATCAACAAAAAAAATCCGTAACGCAATACATGGTTACGGATTTTTTATTCAGTCTGAGAAGCTCTTACCTTCCCTCTCCATACATTTCGTAAATCATGTCCTCCACCTTTTTGGTGTATGCCATGTCTTTACCGTAACGCGGATCGGCCATCATCGACTGTGCATCGGTGAGCGATACGCGCTGAGACTGCTGGAGATCCAGGCCGGGAATGTCCGTCTCCATGTAGGAAGCCCGGATTTTATGCAGCGCCGAAATGAACGACGCATTATTGCTGGCCCGGCCAATCGCCTCGATCTCGTCGGAATTTAGGGTTCCGGCGTTTTTCATCTTGGTTAGCCATTGCTCGGTAGATTGAATTACCTTGTCCGCATTGCGGCCAAGCTTCTTCATTTCGGTTTCCCGGTCCACCTGGATCTTCTCATCGATCGCGCCCACATGATTCTGGTATAGCTCCACCAGCTGATCGAATTGTTCCTGGGAGAATCCTTGCTCTTTTGCCAGGCCGACAAAATCATTGAGCATGGGATCATCCTCTGGAACCCCGGCGTCTCGAAGTGGGGTTACATCGTATTTTCCGTCTTTAGGCGCTTTGTGCTTGCCGGCCGACATTTTGGCGCGCAGCTCGGCATAGGCTTTTGCCAGGCCCTCAACATCCGGACCTTCTTCTTCATTCCAGAAATTTTCAGGAAAATAATCTGGTTTTACGAATTCAAAGTCCTCGCCTTCTTCGACCACTTGTTTTTGGTCGTTTGGGTCCGGCTCTAGGTGCGGCGCAGCAAGATCATCGACCTTGCCGGTAGGCTCTTCTTTCTGGTTTAGGTTTAGTAGTGAATCGCTTTTCTCGTTACTTGTTTCTGCTGCGGCCTGATTGTCACCGGTATCGGTGGTCAAGTTATCGCTCATTTGGACCTCGCTCGTTTAATTCGCCGCTCTAGTTCCCGGACAAGGGAGTTTTGTCCCTCGCGGGCAAACCCATGAGAAGGGTCCTCGCCCGGATACCAGGTCGGCTGTTCAATGGTGATCGACCGCAGCCATTCCAGCAGCTTCACACCATCCTCAGTAGAAAAGACGCGAGTAATGAGTAAATCAATCTCATTTTCCTCAGACGCCTGTTTCTTAGGCTCCGCTTCGCGGAGTCCTTCCCATCCTTCAGCCATCATGTTTTTATGCTCCTACTGGTGCTTCTAGTTGTTGTTGTCCGCTCATATCGACGCCCATCTGCTGCTGGGCTACCGCTGCGAGCTGCTGCGCAATTTGGGCGCGCTGCTCTTTCGAGTTTAGTAGGTAGCTCGGCACACCCAGGCGCTCGGCCAGGTAATCGGCGAGCTGCTCCTGGTTAATGGCCAGCTGCGCTCCAAGTCCGACGGCATTGGCCACCTGGACGAATTGCAGCACATCGTTTACTTCTTGCATATTTTGGGCTTGCGCCAGGCTGCCAGTCGGGACCACCTTGACCTGGGTTCCGTCGATTTTAATCGGAAAATCCAGGATTCCCATCTCGTCCAGCACTTCCATTGTGCGATTGACGATTGGCTGCATAACCTCGGTAATCAGGCGTCCATAGGCCGGGCCGATATTTTGGGCCAGTTCCTTCATGCGCTCGGCCACTTCGGTTGCAGACCTGGCGCTCATAGTGTCAGGCGGCAGCGTGTCATCGAGCAGCATTTTCTTGATCGCGTTTACCAGGTCGTTAATCACCAGCTGCGACACATTGAAGTCACCACCGGAGCGCAGCGGACGCAAGCTTTCGCCCTGGGGTCCGCCGTTTCTGGCCACCGGAATAATCGATCCAGGTGCAATCTTGATGGTGGCTGGGTTTAACACACCGTCATCAGCTGCGGTATAAACCCCGGCCACGGAGATCGATGCGTTTTTAAGCAGAAGCTCTTTGACCTTGTTGAGCGTTTTGATGTCCGGCAGCGCGTTAATTAGCGGACCGCGGCCATAAACCTCGCCGGCCACCTTCATATAACGGCCGACCACCCAAGGTGAGCTGCGGCGAAGCGCCCGATAAACCAGCTCTTCCTTGCCCTTCGGGTCAATCACATGGTAGCTCACCACATTTTTCTTGTAGTCCAGGATCGTTGCTTCCAGGAGATCGATCTCATCCTCTGGCTTGCGATCGATCTTCGATTGCAGCGACGGTGAAATTTTGGCGTCCTTCCATTGCGTGGTGATCGCCTCGCCCTTTACGCGCAGCTTGCGGTATAGGTTATCGACGGTTCCAAACTGACCCTCCTCGAAGCTCACCAGGTACTGCGGAACCGCGGTAAAGCGCACCGGCACATCTTCGTCGCCAGGCATAATCAGCATCACGCCAGTTCCGACGGCCATATCGAGCAGCATTTCGCTGATCGCCAGGTCAAAATTCGTGCGGCGCAGCACATCAAAGAATTTCTCGGTGTAAATATCCAGGGCATCGGCCAGCTCTTTGCGCTTGCTCTCCGGAACCTCGGTTCCTGGCGTGAGCTGCATCCACTTGCGGTACGGCGGGAACAACCCACTTTGAATCCGGTTTGCAAATCGCTGGGTCGAGTTGATTGCGGTCGAATCAAAAACACGGGCGCGTTTGTTTTGACCAGGCGTCTTGCCTTCGTACTGGCCAGAATACAGATTGCGCTGCGGCAGCGCGAATTCGTAGCACTCTTCGTAAATCGAGCGCCACATATCCTTTCGGTTGTCTGCCAGCTCGGACCTCTTTAGGACCTCTTTTACCGACATTTTGCTCATTTTTTCGATTCCTTCATTCGTTTATACCTGGCCGAAAGTGCAGCCGCTTTCTTTTTCGCGTCGGCCGTAGAGCTTGCGCCCCAGGCTCGTAGCGACAAAAGCTTCCTGGTCGGCCGCCCTTTATCGTCAAAATCCGGTCCGGAGTTGCCGGCCATACGCGCCAGGAACGAAGCTTTTCTGCGCAGCTGCTCCGGTCCGGCTGGCGCGCCTTTGACCGGAGATTTTAAGTTCGACCCTTCGGTGCGCTTGTAAAAAGCTCGACCGGCAGCATTCAATCCGCCTTTAGGGTTCTGATACTTTTTCAGCGGCATTACATCTTCGACCGTTTGCGCTTAAACTTCGCGGCCATTTCCATCTTGTCATCGATCTCGACCTTGCCGCCAATGTCTTTTGCATAGCGACGCGCCGCGGCCATGCCGGCTTTGGTGTAGGCAAACTTTTTAACCATCTTGCCGTCTTTGGTATAGACCTCTGGCATATCACCCTCCGAGCTGATCTTGTTGGCCAAGCGATTGATTCTGAGCTGCCATTCGCTCCTGGCTAAACAAAAGCCGCATCCCGCCACGACGGCGAGCGCGGACGGTGGCTGCGGTTTGTCTTGCTTCAGCTGCTGATGCAGCTTGCGCCGACGCAGATGGTTTTGCAGCTGCTGGCTGCGGAGCTGCTGCTGGAGCTGCCGGTGGTTTTGGAGCCAAGCCAACGGCTTTTGCGATTGGCTGAATAATTGGTTTTGCGACGCCGCCCATTATGTTTTCCTTCCCGTGGTTGTGCCTAATTCATCCATTGCGGTTGCAATCCCCATCATCGGGTTTTCCCGCTCCTGGCTAAACAAAAGCCGAAGTCCACCGGTGCGCCTGGCGCGCTGGCTGGCAGCGATCTGGCGCTGGGTGGCTGCTTCTTTCTCCGCGATCCTGGCTTCCTGTTTCGCCTGGGTTTCAGCGATCTTGGGATCTGGCCCAGGAACGCTAGGTGTTTTGAAAAGTCCGCCCATTATTTAATCTCCGCATCAAAATATGATCCTCACCGGTAGGACCATACCGGTCCATAACGGCTTCTTCTTGGAAGTATAAAAACTTTGCCCACTTTATCGCACGAACATTCGACGAACGGACGATTATTTGAATGCGCCATAGTTGCATGGTGCATTCAGACCAGTCAAAAAACTGCCTGGCTACCCTACACAATGGTTGCGTAACGATACCAATGTCCTTATCCGGCATCATCCAGGCTTCCGCTACACCCCTCCAAATCGGTATTACGCCAAAACAAAGCAGCGGACGGCCATGCAAAAGCGCCGTAAAGCTTGGTCCCATGTCTGCCTGGGCGCGCATTCGCATGGTCCAGTCCGGTATTGCGTTAATCATTGCCTGGTCATGCTCGTTAAATTGCATCATCGCCAGGTGGCCATAGAAAAACGGGACCAGCTTGCAGCCAGCCGGCAGCCGGATCGAGCTGGTAAATTCCGACGCGTCAATCATAGGATGTCGAAATCAAAGTCGGCCGTGTATTGCTTGGGCGCGTCCAGGCGCAGTCCGCTCCTGGTTAGCCGCTTGTATTCCCCGCCGCCCAGCATCAGGTACGAAAACGCATCGCCCACATGGGAGTGTTGATTTTTGTTGGGCGCGTCACGGAATCGCTCTTCGCCGGCCACGCCCACGCGCTTAAAATGGTAACCACCAGCCAGCGATTTTCTTAGCTTGGCGCATCCGCGAGCGACGCGCAGCCCAGGTTTACGATCGATCAATCGGATCATCGGTGCAGCTCCGGCTTCCCGGCGTACCCCGAAATCGTTCGTGGGCGCTGGCTGGACCTTGCTAAATCCCAGGGTCCGCAAGTGATCGAATGCGGTAGTCTCAAAAATCGGATCGCGCGCCTGGCCAGCTGGGTCACCGGTCAGAATCACCTCGGCTTTCGGGTATCGCATATTGAGCTGGTGCAGCAGCATTTGTCCGAAGCGCTGCAATCCCATGTCCTCTGTTACGATCTCTTCCAGGATGTGCCATGTCCCAGAGGGGAGCTTTTGCCCTATCACGGCAGCTGGCGTCAATCCGAAGTCACAACCGATCAGCAGCGGCAGCTCCGGCATAAACGAAATCGAATCGTCCACCATTGTCGAATCTTCGTATTCTGGCCATACCGCCTTACCCTCCTGGACATACACATACTGCGCCCCGATATAGCAGCGAATCCAGTCCAGGTTCTTACCTCCGAGCTGCTGCTCGTAGTAACCAGGAGGCAGATTCCTTACATTCTCAGCTGAAGGATTATTGATCCAAAATTTTCCCGCAGCTGGAATCGAGCCATCCGTATCCGGCGGCACTTCGACCATACCGCCTGGCTGCGTGTAAAAGTTCCACTTGTATTTTCCGCGGACCGGATCTTTCTCTGCCAGGCGATACCACCAGCCATCATCATCCGGCGGGTTCGTGTCGGCCCATATTCCGCGCCAGGTGCATCCGCCATTCGTTTTACTAGGGAATCGTCCGACGCGAGCGGTCAATCCCTGGATCACGGCCAGCGGCAGCTCGCGAGCTTCGTTGCACCAGCCGCCGGTCACCTCCAATGACAAAAGCTTGCGCACCGACTTTGCGTCATCGAGCGCCAGGAATATCACCTCACAATCGATCCCCGGCACTCCGTCTCTCGTCGGCAGCTGCAAGTGGTGAGTAATCGGTGGGGACCAGCGAATCGGCCCCCAAATATGTTCCGGGAAAATCTCCAGCCAGGTGCGGATCGTAGTGGTTCGCAGCTCACCGTAGGTGTTACGAATGACCACCCAGCGGGTGTAACGGATATTGTCCACCGGGGAAGGGGCCTGGCGCACCGCTCGCAATAGGATCTCGGAAGCGCAAGCGTAAGACTTGCCGGAACCCACCGGCCCCATAAGTCCTCGGAAAAAGGAATCGTCCGATAAAAATTTTGATGTTGTGGGGCTGGTCGAGAAATCAAGATTCAGGTCCCCTAGTGCATCTAACCCCGAATCACTCCGGGTCCTTCTCTGCGTCGCGCCCCTCGTCCTTGGCATAAATCACCTCTTCAACCTTGTGCAAATTTAATTTAATCCCGATCATCGTCGGGCGCTGCGTCTCGTCTTGCTGCGGCTCATTTAATCCCGTCACCCTGGCCATCATGCGCAGCGCGGAAAGCTTGTCGTGCATCTCCACTTCCACCGAGTTTCCGTATTTACCAGGCGTGATCTTCACCTTCTTGATCGCCTTTTGCACTTGCGTCGGCAGCTCTTCGCTTGATTTTAATATCGCAACATCGCCGGTCCAGCTCACGACATCCGTGATATTCGAGCTGGCAATGTGGCCCAGCTCCTGGATCACGCGCTCCTGGTTTTCCGGTGTGGCCACCAGCGCTCGCGCCTGGCGTGTTGTTAGTTTGGTCAAGCCTCTTCCCCTATTCGGCGCTCGATGGTTCTAAACTCGCGACCGCAGTTTAAGCAGCGCCGGCGGCGATAAATATAATTCTCGTTTATTTCAGGGTCAGTATATTCCCGCGTCTCTAATACCTGGGTTTTATACTGCATCGATTCATCCTCTACACATCTCCAGCAAATCATGTTGGCGTAGTCCCTCCCACTTTATAAATATCCTGGTCAATTGCTCGATGCAAATCCTCCGCGACCCCGGCTTGTAATAATGCCCGGTGATAATAATTTAACTCACCCTTCATCGCTTCGTATTCTTGCTGCGATTTTTGCAGCTGCTCCTGGAGCATCGAAATATATTGCTGGATTTCTGGATCAGCTGAAGCTATCAGCTGATTGATTGTTTGCGATCCCATAAGCATCTCCCCTTAATTTTGCTTTTACCGTTTTTACATGGTGTTGCAGTTCAGAATAATCATCAACATTGCCGGCGGTAACCAAAAGCGGTGACACGGCCTGGGCCAGCTCCAGGTAACGGGCGCACCAAAACTCGCAGCGCTTTTGCCAATACTCTTCACTCATCCTCTTTTTCCTCTTCGTTTAGTTCATCGAGCTGCTCTTGCGTGAGCAGATCCCCGTCGCAGCATTCACTCACGGTCATTATGCAGCTATCAAACCCAGTAGCGCCCCAATACTCGTATGCGCCGATCCCGAAGTCTCGTTGGACCTCGACGGCTTCTTTCCGGCATTCAGAACAATAGACCCTCATTTTTTTTGACCAGTAAATTTTGAAAAATCTTGCGACATCCCCCCGCACAATAGCGCGCATGGGGGACCCCCCAAAGGTCGATTTTTGGGACAGATCAAATGCAGCCCACCCCTGGCTGCCAGCTCGCGTGAATGGTTCTCAGTTGCATTTACAAAGGCCAAAGGTTCGTTTCGCATTTGTAAATCACTCCAGCCCGGCCCACTTGGCCACCTGGTCGAGCGTCATCGGTGGATCTCGGCGCTCTTTCCGCCAGGCAATCGTCGCCTGGACCGCGGCAGCCAGCACCTGGTCCGGCTGAACGCCTTTTTCGGCCAGCCGGCCGGCGCAAAGTAAGGACTGACCCACATCTCGGACCACCCCGGACGCCCGCTCGACGCCCTGGCGAAAGGCTTGCGCGATACTCTGAATCAGCGCTTCGTCACCCCTTACAATCCCCTTCTGATTATAGTCCGCGTCTATGGCTTCCAGGTCTTGATCGTTTTCCGCTATTAGTGGCCTAGCTGCCAGGAATTGCTCCCTGGTCGGCATCGGTGTAGCTGGCCCCTCGAATAGCACCTGGTATCGATTCGTGAACCAGCCATTCTTCCGCTTGAACCCAAACGGATACGCCTTCGGCTGAAGCTTTCGTATGTACCCGGCTTTGATTAGCCGGCCAACATGGACCGACACGGTTTTCCTGGATCTGCTGATGTGCCTGGCCAATGTTTCGCCTGATGGCCAACAGATTCCCCAGCCATTGGTATGTAAGCAAATCGCAGCCAACAACCGGAAGCTGGTCGGGTGCAGCTCATCATCCTGGACGGACCTGGCCGGCAGCACCGAATACTTTCGGATCTTCGGTTTATCAGAATGGGATGTCATCTTCCATGTCCTCAAAGAAGTTTCCGGTCTTTTCCTTTTCCAGCTCGTCCTTCATCTGCTCTTTGACCTTCCCGAACCTGGTGACCACTTTGGTCGTACTCGATCCTGGGAATTGCCGGATCAGCTCGATCACCTCTTTCGGAATCCATTGCACGATGTCATCCAGGCTGAAGTACGCGTAATCCGAATCCATTGGAATCGCAGCTCGGTCCTGGACCAGCTTCACCACCATCCCGGACGGGTGTACCGTCTGCCATTCCCTGGTATCGATTGGCTTGTTCCCGGCTTCCTCGATTCGCTGGTTCGCAATCCGTATCCCACGGACCATCGCTTCAGCTCGCTGCTCTACCAGGTAACCGCTTTTCGCTTCCCTGGCAGTCTGGGTCAATAGGTCGAGCTGCCGTCTCAGTTTCCCAGCAAGCTCTTCCCCGGCCAGCGAGTATCCCCTTCCGTATCCCCATCGACGATTAAAAGCTTTCAATTCATCGACACAAGTGACAACCGAAGCCACCCCCATCCACCGCTCGAACACGGACACCGGACAGTCCAGACAATCTCCTAGAGAGGAGATTTGTCTGTCCGGCTCTGGGGTCCTATTGTCCGTCTTGTCCGTCCGCCTTGTAACCCGCGCCATTACTGGATCTCCTTGTCTGTCCGGCTTGTCCGGCTTGTCCTTATCCACAAGTTATCCACAAGCAGCCGGACAAACGGTTTTGTCCGGATTTGTTCGGTTTCCGTTCGTTTCTTATCCGCGTTTACCCTAATCATTCTTTCCCTTCCATATCCACACAAAGTCATCCCATTTCCCCACGATCCCGCGGTCCTGGAGCGCAGTCGCGGACCGCAAGAAAGCTTTCTTTTTGCTCTCTTCATTGCCGTCGCTGATCTGCTTTGCGAGCGCGTAGGACCGCCACAAGCTTTCCGTCACCACGAAGTAACCCTTCGGTATGTGCGGAGCGTTTTTCGTCTCCCCGGCAGCCGACAAGGCTTCGTGCAATGCGTCAAGCGCCACCTTCTGCCCTGGCGTGAGTTTCTTTCTCGCCTGGACATCCACCGGGTCCTCGTTTAGCTCCAGCACCAGGCTCGTCTCCACCTCCAGGCCAAGCTCACCCACCTCCAGCTCGACGCTGATCGTCTTGAGCTGCATGGGCGCGAGCGGCTCGGCATCCTTTTGCTTTTCCGTGGTGAGAATCACCCGGTCCATGTCCCGGTCCACCCTGACGCTGACATCCACCGCTCCAATGAGCGCCGTCGATCCGCGCGCCCCGCGGTTGCTATCCTTGCCGGAGTGATGGATCGGCATAACGGCGCAGCCGACGGCCTCGCGTACCAGGTCCATGTTCCGGACCGCCTTGCCCATATCCTGGGCGGCGTTCTCGTCCCCGCCGATCATGCACCTGGCTACCGTATCGAATACCACCATCGCCACCGGCAGCTCCGGGTCCCTGGTCGCTTCGATCGTCTGCACCAGGTCGTAGATTTCTGCATCGTCCAGTAGGTTTACCGCCTTCGGAATCAGGTAAAACGGCGCAGCTTCTGGCAGCTCCCTGTGTTTATGCCAGGCTGCGATCCGCTTTCTAAAACCACCGACGCCTTCGCCGGCCACATAAAAAACCTGGCCGCGGACCGTATCCATGCCATGCCAGGAGCTGCCGTGAGCTACGGTGAGCGCAATATCTAGCGCCGTGAAAGTCTTTCCGCCGCCTGGCTCGCCGTAAACCATCGCCAGGCTCTGCTTTGGGATCAAATCTTTTACCAGCCAGGTGACCGGCGGGAGCGTTGCAATCTCCGCGAGCGTGAGAATTGGTAACCGCGGCGGATTGACCGGAGCTTGCCAGTCTTTCGCGAGTGGCGCTACTTTCGCAAGTGCCACCAGGTTCTCCCTGGTCCCGCCGGCCTTGATCCAGTCGCTGATGTCACCCTTTTCCGGTAGGTTCGGCAGCTCCAGGATACGGATCTCGGCTGCAATGTCTTGCAGCTGCTCGATTAAGACCTTCGCGTGATTGCGCCCAGGCTCATCATTGTCCGGGACCACGATCAGCTTGCGGCCGCGGAAGTATTCATTGAGCTGCGGCTGCCATTTCTTAGCGCCGCCAGAGTTGCAGCTGGCCAAAAGCCCCAGCTTTTTTAGATTCTCGACATCCTTCTCGCCCTCTGTGAGAAATATAGGGCGTTTCGGATGAGCTACCAGCTCCGCCAGGTTGTAAGGCAATGGTGTAACGCCTTGCAAGTTCCAGACTGTTTTGCCGTTCTCGATTCTGCGCTGCCGGAAGTCTTTCGGCTCGAACCGGATCACCTCATAAACGATTTCGCCGTCCGGAGTGGTGTATGGATAGACCGCTTTGATCTGCTTTTGCGCTGCCTGGATTGGCCAGGGTTCCTGGTGCGTGTGGCCATTGGCCAGCGGAGCCAGGTCGATGCCCAGCTCGTCTTTCATCCAGGATTCAATCTTCGCGCCGCCGGTTTCTTGGCGGATCAGGTCGGCTACTCCGCCGCCTTTTTCGTTTTCGTGGTCATACCAGGTTCCCTTTTCCAGGTCGATCGATTTCGATCCATGAGTTCCGAACCGCAGCTCTTTCCCAGGCTTGCTTAGTCGTTCGTTCGGATCACCCCACAAATGCCGGGCTACCGTCTCGATGTGTTGTACCAGGTCTGTCATAAATTCCAGAGAAAAAAGGGCCACGGTTTCCCGCGGCCCTGGTGCAGCTTGTTATTAAAACTCGTCTTGTGGTGCTTCTGCTGCCGGCGCAGCTGCTGGAGCAGCTTTGACCGGTGAAGCAGCGCTCACCGTTACGCGTCCTTGTGTACCAAAATCAGCTGGCGGATCGATCCACTTCTCCAGCTTGAAGTTCGGCACTTGTGTCATCCCCTTACCAATACTGGTAGGCGTCGCGCCCAGGAATTTCAGCACCGGTACTTTCCCAGGATTCGCTGCCGCCTGGTCAGATACTTCGCCCCAGATTGCAGTTAATCCCTTGTTGCTGCCGGCCGAGTTGGTGGACCACTCGCGCTGCCCGAAGCTCTTGGAGTAGAGCTGCAAGCTAAACCCGCGCTTGTGTTCATCGCTCGGCTGCGGACCTTTTACACCAGGCCGCTCGTCCCAGCTCCAGTCCGGACCCATGCCGGCCACAATTTTCCCCCAGCCAGTACGGAGAGAATTGGGGTCCAACAAAAACTGGCCCATCTGGATTGTTTCGCCGTCCACTTGCCAGGTTCCGGTCGATGCGTTGTAACGGATATAGCTGCCGCCGTCTCCGCCGGTAAGTCCAAGATCAATACTCATTTTCTTTTTCCTTTTTGCTAGTTGCTAGTTTGAAAAGCCCGAAGTCCTGATTCCATCTAAGCATCAGCTCTTCGGGTACGACATAAAGGCGCGGCTTTCTGTCAGCTCTCACTACCAGGAAGTCGCTGCCTTGCTGGGCGAGCGCGTCATATAACGGCCCGAACCCATCTTTGCGGCGCTTGCATTCGACGGTGTACCCGCCAATCATCACATCGCCTGTAAACATTCCACCGGCCCCGCCCGATAACGGGACCCGCTGCGTCTCGACATCCTGGGCGCGCCAGGTGTGGACCACTTCCAGCTCCAGCTCCGCTCCCCGCTCGCGGTTGCGCTTACCCCCTGGCATTTGCAATCACCTGGTCGATGCGCTCTGCGCTGGTTGTCCTGGATTCCAGGCCCTGGGAAAGCAGCTCTTCAGCCAGGCTGGAAGCGCTGCGGCGCTCCTGGACGGCTCGCTGGAATAGGTTCTGACGCAGCTTCTCGGTCAGATGGAGCTGGGTCGGTTTGGTTTTTAAGGGTTCCATGTGTTGTGGTTTCGCAACGGTTTCACCGTGGTTGTGTTGTGGTGTTGCAATGGTATCAAAAAGGGCGCATAATGAGGGTGAACAGTTGATGAACGAAAGGAGAACGAAATGAGCATCATCGGTTTGATTGTCGGTGTTCTGGTTTTGGCAGCTTTGGTTTTACCCCCTTTTGAAATCGAATAAGGAGAACGATATGGGCTTGATGTTGAGTGTGTACCGCGACGCTAGTGGTTCCGATTGTACGAATGGCGGAGTTAGCAGCCAGTTCGATCGCGTTTGTGTTGTGAATGTTGATGGTCCTTTTAACCCCAGTATTGATTGTCCGGCGGTCGAGTTAAGTGTTGGCCCCGGAAAAAACAATCCGATCCTGGTCCCTGTTGCCGGCGCAGCTCGCGGTTTTGCCGGCCCGATGTTCGGTGGCAATTTCGCTGGCACTTCCGATGGTCGTTTTGGAAATGCTCTCGAACAGATGTTCGGTGTTCGCTTCCGTGTGGTCCCGATGTTTGACCGTTACGAAAGCATGGAACAGTACGCTGCAAATTTTAATTAACTAAAGGAGATTCAAATGGCTATTTATCTTTCTTGTGCTGATACCGCGAAGCTTGTGCGCGCTGCGCTCAAAGAAGCTTTCCCTGGTTTCAAGTTTTCTGTCCGCTCTAAAGTTTATTCCGGCGGCGCATCGATCACCGTCGAGTATTTCGATGGTCCCTTATCTTCCGATGTGCAGTCGATTGTGCGTCGGTTCGAGGGCGCGTACTTCGACGGCATGACCGATTACAAAGGCATCAAATACAACGCGATCGACGGCAAAGAAGTTTCGTTCGGTGCGAATTTTATTTTCGTGCGTCGTAATCTGTCGGCCGAGTTCCTGGCCGAAGTCGCTGCTGGTGTTGTCAAGTATTACCAGTTTGAAGTTGATTACGAAATCGTGCCGAGCATTTACGGCGCGTGGATCAAGATCGATTCAAACAAGAATTATCAGAAGCGCGCGGATTGCAATTTCACCGATCTCGTTATGAGAGCAGCTTCAGAAAAATCTCTGCTGGCTCCCCAGGTCAGCAAGGTTGCAAATAGTGTTCAATCCCTGGGTGATGATGGTTACGGATACGGTTCCGTAGGAAGGATGGCAGCATGAGTTTGAGATTGCGCGTAATGAGACGCGCCGAATTCAATCGTGATTCGGTTCGTCCATTGACCGCGATTGTCCTGGCCAGGATTCCTGGCCGGGTTGAGTACGCGGTCTTTACGGAGATCGATGAGACGCTGCGCAATGGTTACTACTCTCGCGACATGGAGCGGTGCGTCGCGGAGTACGAATCCAGGAAGAGAGTTGCAGCTAGTCCGTCCGATCCTGGTGCTGAGTTTATTTTTAGGAGGTATTCAGAATGAAAGCAATTGCTTATTACCGCGTGTCCACTAAGAAGCAAGGCGAATCTGGCCTGGGCTTAGAGGGGCAGCGCGCCACCATCGAGCGCTTTATCCCTGGCTCACAATATGAGCTGGTCGGTGAGTATATTGAAATCGAATCGGGAAAGAAAACGGATCGCCGCCGTCCGCAGCTGCGCGCAGCTCTGGCCGAATGCGAGCGCCTGGGCGCGACGCTGGTGATCGCGAAGCTTGACCGATTGACGCGTAATGTTGGATTCCTGGTCACGCTGATCGAGCGCCAGGTTCCTATCATGGCGCTTGATTTACCGCAGCTCCAGGACCCAGCAATGAATCGATTCATTTTGCAGCTGATGGCCAATGTCGCAGAGCTTGAGCGCGAGCAGATTTCGACGCGCACGAAAAGCGCCCTGGCTGCTCGCGCGGCCCGTGGCCAGTCGCTCGGATCACCAGCTCCACAAAACGGAGCAGCTGCTGGTGGCCAGGTGATGGCGGCCCAGGCAAAAGAGTTTGCCAGCCAGGTGTACCCGGTGATCCAGGAGCTGCGCGCTTTCGGTTGTAAGACGCTGGCCAAGATTGCCCAGGGTCTATCAGCTCGCGGCGTATTGACTGCGCGTGGCAATCGCAGCTGGTCGTTGTCCGCGGTTCGTAATGTGTTGGTTACTTGTGAAGGAGCTGCTGCATGATTGATTTACTTTCTAAGTTGTTCCAGGCCGTCGTGATTGTCGGCTTTTCGTTGTTGTTCGCGGTGTTCTTAATCGAGTGGTTTGCTGGATGCGGTGAGACATACATCGCCGCCGATGGCAAGCGCTACGCTTACGAATGCGTTTTTATTAAATAAGGAGATTGTCATGGTTGGAAAAGTTACGAATGATGTTTTGCCCAGCGGCTCCCGGCTGCCTGGTATCTTCGGCGTGTCACCTTTCAAGACGCCGAATGATGAGTTGGCGTATTCATTGAATGCGCTCCAGGGTAAACCGCGCCCACCGTTTAAGGTTGAAGCAGCTGACTGGGGAAATACTTTTGAAGTGCCTATCATCCAGGAAGCAGCTGCGCGGATCGGGCTGCCGATCAAAGAGCTGCAAGTGGACTATGCGCTTTCGTACCGCGAGGATGGCCAGGACATTCTCCAGGTATCGCTCGATTCGATCCTGGAAGGTGATGGCCGGACCCTTTACACCGACGCGGACGCCGGTATTTATGTAGTCGATAAATACCCCATCCAGCTCGAAGGCCCTGGCGCGTGTGAATCGAAGCTCACCTCATCAATGCCGGAAGAAACCCCGCCCGAATACCGCGGTCCGCTCCAGCTCCAGGCGCAGATGCTTTGCGCCGGGTTCAAGTGGGGCGTCATAGCCACGCTCTATCGGGGTACGGAGTTGCGATTGTTTTTCTATAAGGCTGACCAGGATGCCCAGGCGAAGATTATCGAGAAGTGCAAGGACTTTATTCGCCGCGTCAATGAGGGTGATTGGTATCCGGCCGTCTCTCCAGCTGACGCCGTGACCGCTTATCCGACCACCGATGACACTTCCGCGCCGGTGGATCTGACTGGCAAGCCAGAGGCTTATTCGGTCCAGCGCCTGGCTGACATCAAAGAAGCTATCGCCACCCTGGAGGAAGAAAAGGACCGGCTTCAGTCGCAGATCATGGACCGGATGGCCATGAGCGAAAAGGCTTACATCAAAAACAAGGACGGCAGCATTGCCTGGGAAGTGAAATGGGCCATGCGTAATTACAGGGCGCAGCCGGAGAAGATAACCCCAGCCAAACCGGCCAGGATCGAGCGCAGCAAGACTTTGACATTGACTGAGGGGAGAACATGAACCTCTCCCCGACGCCGGCCCAGAAGCGGCTTTATGACTTCCTGGCCGGGT